GATATAATCCCGAGCTATCTATATCTTTCCATTTTTCAAATCTTAACCAAGTTTGACTCCAAGGGTGGAATACAAGTAAGTATCTTTCCCCGTTAATGTTTAAAATCCATTGGCATATCTTATAAACAGCTTCTCCTACATAAGAATTGTTATCAGGGTCTAGTCCCAAAGGTTTAAATCTTTCTAGTCGTTCTTGCATTGTTGCTCCTCCCTCAGGATAGTATTGAGTATCACTGCTGTTATGTATAAGTTTATCTACTTGTGCTTGGTTGTAATCTCCGTTCTTAGCTCCTGCTTTTAGTTCGCTTTTTGTCTTTTCAATATCTTCTTCTCCACAGAATAAATGGTTTTCTAGGTCTTTTCCTCCTCTTGGTTGAAAGTGAAAGTTCTTAAGACTAATTACTTCTAAATTTGATTTATATTCGGGGTCGCTTTCTACTGTATATTTAAGTATTCCCCTACCTGTCATAATGGCGTGTTTCCTTGCCATTCTTAACTTGCTGTCCCATTTACTGTTCTTGGCTGTATCCATTATTTCCATTTGAAAAGCTCCGTTTATCTTCTGCACTTTGAAATAGTCTGAGGCATCTCCTTCTTTGAATTCCATTCTTATAGGTTCGTCGTATTGAGCATTTAGAGTATCTATCATTCCGGGGAATACAGGAATAGCAACACTAAATAACTGGCGAAGCTTTTTAGGTGTCTTCCCATTATATAAATCCCAATATTTACTTATCCGAGCCATTCTCGGTTTCTTAAATTCAGTTGAAGCTACGAGTTGTTTTGTAGCTATCCCTAGAGCCTTTTGAGCTAAGTTTTCTTTAGTAGTATTATCCATACTACACATAATATCAAATGTCTATGTTTATGTTGCCTTTTTCTCTTAAATATCTCATATAACACCGCGAGCAAAATCCTTTACATTTATGGTCTACAATTCCGAAAGGCATTAAACATTCTCTGCACCTGCCTGTTCGGTTGTTATCTACATTAGGTAATTTAAAGTAACCACAATGAGGGCAGGGATAATATTGTAATAGTATTTCTCTTGCTGGGCATTTCTTTAACAATGGAATTTCAAATAATTCTTCACATCTATCACATCTTTTTTTAATAGATTTAATCTTCATTATCTTCATTTAAAGGTGATTGGTATTTTGGCTGTTCATAAGTATATTCACAACCATTAGGGCATTTATAACCGTTTATATCTCGTTGGTCATCATCGTCTTTTGATAATAACCCACATATGGGGCATCTGTGGAATTTATCTCTTTTCATTTTAATTATCTATAATTGGTGGCTCATAAGCTGGTTGTTGATAAACTGGTTCGTTTGTTTTAGTTGCTTCTGCCCAGTTCCTCATCTGAAATCCAATAGCACAATTATGCACTAAGATGTTGTTAACGAAATACTCTGGAGTTTCTTCTACTTCAAGATTATATACCTGTTGTGAGTTTTCTTTCTCTTTGTAATACTGAGTTTCTTCTTCCTCTTTCTTTTGAACAATCTTTTGAGCAAGTTGTTTTCCAAAACATCCTTGTCTCAAATACTTTTCCACAAATTGTGCAAATCTTTTTTTGTTCTTGTTTTTTATTTCGCACAAAAGAACATTCAGCCGAACATCTCTTTTGAGTAAAAACTCTCGTTTCAAATGTTTTACCACATACTGTGCAAATCTTTTCTTGCTTAGGTTTCTTTCTTTTTTCTCCCCTAACTCTTTGAGAGCATTTCCTTGAACAATATTTTGCATTATCTGCAGTAGTTTCAAAGGTTTTTTCGCAGAATAAACACTTGAGTATTTGAACTGGTTTATTTTTATGGTATCTTCGTATCCCTTTATTGATTTGTTTCCTATTTTTCTTGAGATGTTTTCTAAGGTTTTCTTTTCTTTCTGGTTCAAGCATATGTATCTGCATATGTTCACTGGAAGATAACATATCAAGGTTTTTAATGTCATTATTAAAAGGGTCATTGTCTTTGTGATGAATGATAAAACCTTTTGGGATAGCTCCGAAATTATCAATCCAAATTTGCCTATGTAAATAGGTTGCTGACTTCTTCCACTTTGCTCCACCACTGAAATAGACTCTGTGTTGTCGTATCTCTGAGTCTTTGTATTTATGATAGGCTGTGCCTTTGTATATGATAGTCTCTCTATTTTTTGTGCTTTTAAGTCCCATATGTATAGTATATCACAATGGCTAACCCCTGACAAGTCTTTTATTTTATTATCATTACAAAATACTGGGTGGTCTGCTGTTCCAGTAAGTCCTAGATTAGTTATTACTTTTTTCTTATGAGTAAAAGTAGATATAACTTTCTTGTAACCATTCCTAGTCATAACCTTATCGCCAACACTAATAGTTTCAATAGGTCTTTGTCCTTTGTCTGTTAATATTGAAGTTCCTTTAACAAAACAAGCTGTGAGTAAATCAAAATGTCTTGTTGTCAACCTTACATCATCGTCATTATCCATTAGGTCATCTCTTGTGTAAGACTTTAATTCACTAATCAAATCTTCATCAGTTAGTTCTGCTTGACCGTCTTCTACTGCTTTCTTTAGGTCAAACAACATAGTTGATTTAGTAGTTCGGTTAGTATTCCAGCCGTAAGTCTTAACCTTTGAAGTAAGCCCTGCTCTTATTTTCTTATCTTCTGTGAAGTATAGGTTCTCATATATTTGCTTTAATCGACCAATACACATATCAAATTTGTTATTCTCTGGAGCAACGATTGGTTCTCCGTATCTTTCGGCTTCGTTTTTAATTTCATCGCCGAATATGTCTGGTTGGATTGTATTGCATTTATAAGTTGCTACTACTCTTGCTGGTATTGTAGAGAAGTCCCATATACAAGTAGTTGAATGGTCTAGTCCTACTCCTCCACCTATATCAGCTCCTAGTCCGTATCTATGGCTTGGGTTGTAAGGATAGAACATCTTGAAGTCTGCTACTACCTTAAAGGGTTCTTTGCTTATCATTCTATCAAGCGAACTTCTATCAAAGAATATGTCGTGTCCTGCTGAGGGAAGGCAAAGATATTCACCTGCAAAATCATCTGCTTCTTTCTCTATTTTATTTATTTCTTCAATAGAGTAATAATTCCACATTGATTTACCCTCAAATTTGATAGGCACTACAAGTTTATTCTCTACCTTACTCATAAGTCTATGAACTGTGCCACGCTCCGAAAGATAGTTCCCTAAATAAACTATAGAACCATTTTTGGATAGTCCTGTTCGAGCTTCTTCAATGTTATTAAAAATTGTTTGTGTTGTTATAGCTGAACGAAGTGTATTTCTATCTTCAAAGTCATCTACAATAATCCAGTCAGGTCTAGCATCATCTTGGATATTACCTCTTTGCGAAGTCCCTACTGTTCCTGCTGATAACTTTATTCCAGTATTTGTAGTAAAACTAGACATTGTTTCCTCTCTTTTTAAAAGACTCTTTTGGAAAATTTCGCTATACAAAGCACTTACTCTACTAGATACTAAACAATTATAAACATCTGTAACAAACTGTGTGCTGTTCTTTGTATCTTTTGACAACATTTTAATATACTTCCTTTTATGTGAAGTATCATTGGCTATACAGAATGCAACAAATAACTTAGTTCTAGTAGTTTTTGCTGCCCCCCTAAAACAAACATTTAAAAATGACTTAAACTCACCCTTATAGATACGGGCATTGAATAAATCCATCTCTTTATGAAAATCAGCATCTTGGTGTTGGAAGAACCTTACAAAGAAATAACGTGCCCAAATATTAAACTTCTTTACAATTATTTCTGCTTCTGTGTTCTCATTGAAACAGAAGAGAGTTTTTAACTCTTTTGCTGTTCCATTAAATAAGATATCTTTATATTTTTTTTCTTTTGCCATAGTTATCAGTTTTTTTATGACATTCCAAACATAAGGTTCTTCCGTTCTCTAATTCAAACCTTAATTCAGGATAATAAGCAAATGGTTTAATGTGGTCTGCTTGGAGAACTATTGCTTTACCATTACCACATCTTGCCTCACACCAAACACAGGTGTAATTATCTCGTTCAAATACAGATGTTCTCCAAAGTTTCATTTTGAGAGAATTTCTTATTTTATGATTTTCTGTTGTTCTTCCATCTATCCACATAGGGTTATCGTGACCAAGATTGTCATTTCTTTTAATTCCTATACGAGACTCTGATAACTTTCTTCTAACCTCAATACATAAAGGGCTTTTCTTAATACTCTCAGATAAATTTTTTCTATGTTCGTCAGAAAACTTTCTACCTTTAGCGGCAATGCTCATTTTTAGTTTATGCTCATCAGAAAATTTCTTTCCTAATTTTACAATACTCATTTTTTTCCGTGTCTCTAACGATAACTTTTTTCCTTTGTTCCAAGGGTGATTACTCATTATCTTTTAAAGACTTATCAATTTTTTCCATTTCTTCTTTAGAAGGTTTAAATAATGTTTCGCCATCTACACCTGAAACTTCATTAAGTCTTGGAAGTAAACTTGAAGAAATCTTTAATAGTATTGACCTTTGAAACTCTTTATCTTTATAATCAGGTTGTAAAACTTTAAAAAGGTGGTCAAGGGCAAGACTTCTAACTTGTCCAGCTAGTTGTCTATCATTAAATGATTTTCCTTTACTTGTTCCCTTCATAATAACATTGACTAAATTAAATTATTGTTTTATTCTATCTCTTTAATCATTCCTTCAAGAACTTCCATTTCTATATCCATTCTTGTTAGTTCTGATTTGCTTGTAATGTCAGTTACACTTAATTGGTTTACTACGT